CTTTTGATACATTTAAAATTGGCGCCGATATTACTGACTTTATTACCGCAGGAGGACTAACTAGCGTAGCTTTAGGAATACAAGGACAGTCCAGCTCATTTGTTCAAACAGCTCTTGTAAACACAGGAACGGGAACATCATCTTCTGCAGACTTTATTGCATATGCTTCAAACGGCACTAATGAATCTGGTTGGGTAGACATGGGTATTACCAACCAATCATTTAATGACCCTGCATTTTCACTAACAGGTCCTGGCGACGGATACGTATTTATGTCAGGCGCAATTGCAGGACAGGTAGCTGTTGCACAGTTTAACGTTGCGTCTGGAAATTTAAATATTATTACTGGAACTGCACACCAAATGATTACTGGAGTTATATTTGATTTAGTACTTCCTTCAGTGCCAACTCTAGAAGGTCGATATACTGTTGCTTCTGCACCAACAACAACTCAGGTTACTGTACCAGTCCCTGCTGGATATACTGGAGGAAACGTACCTCTAACATCTGTTATTAACTCGCAAATTAATAAATTTACAGGAGATGGAAATCTGGTACTTGCAACAGATTCAACGGGATTAGCAAATAATATTGTTATTGCTGCAGGCGGACTACAAAGCGGCAGCGAACAAATTATTATTACTCCAACTGACGGAATTGATGTTACTGGTGATTTTAGGATTGCTGGAGATACAGCGTTAACTGGAACAGTTTATGTTGGCACGGGAGCAAAAGCATGGGAAACATCTGCTGATCTTACAAATCCAGGAGCGGTATTTAAGCTAAACGGAGAACCTTTTGCCCAAGTAGCAATTCAAAATTCTTCAGCTAACTCATCAACAGATTTTATTGCTTACGCTGATACAGGAAACGATGTTGCTGGCTGGATAGATATGGGTATCACTGGTTCAACATTTTCTCAAGCCACATTTGGAATTACTGGACCTCATGATGGATATATTTTCTATGAAGCACCAGCAGCAACTACTGGCGCAGGAAACCTTGTTTTAGCAACAGGAGCAAACGGTTCACAAAACAAAATTATTTTTGCCGCAGGCGGATATGACTCAGGTAACGAACAAATGGTTATCACACCTGATGAAAATATTCACATTGAAATTCCTACTGCATCAACATCTCCTTCAACTGGAGCCCTTACTATTGTTGGTGGCGTCGGTATTCAAGGAGACGTAAACATAGCTGGCAACCTATCCTTTGGTGGTTCTGGCTCACAGACTGGTGTGCAGACACTCGAAGTTGCATTCCCAATTGTTTTCGTCGGAGACGGAAACACTGGAGACGCTATCGACCTAGGTCTTGTAGGAGAATATGTTTCGGGTGGGTCTACAAAATACGCTGGCGTGATTAGAGATGCATCAGATGGAGAAATTAAATTCTTTAAGGATTTAACAACAAAACCTACAAACACAGCAAACTTGACTGGAGTTTCTTATTCAGATATTCGTGTAGGAGCAGTTACTTCTGGTTCTATTACAGCTACTGGAACAGTAGGTATTACTGGAGGGCTTTCAGCAACTGGCGGAGTTTCTTTAAGTGGAACAGTTGATATTCAAGAATTAAGAGAAAACCTTGTTCCAATAAGTCTTTCTACAAACACTGGAACATTTGATTGGACACTAGGAAATATTTATTACATTTCTTCTGCTCCAACAGGAAACATGACATTTAACTTTACAAATGTTCCAACAGATAATGATAAGGTTATGACGGTTAACGTAGTTGTTACACAAGGATCCACTGGATACATTCCTACAACACTTCAGATAGGTGGAACAAATCAAGTAATACGTTGGCCTAATAATTTAGCTCCAACCCCAACTTCTTCTGCTGGAAAGCTAGACATATTCTCATTTACATTTATGAGATCAGGAAGCACTTGGATTGTTCTTGCAAATTCAAATCTAAACTACTAAAGGATAAAAATGCCATTTATTAATAGTGTAAGAGGCTCCTTTGGAGCACAAGGTAAATTAAAAAGCCGTTTAGGTAGACTAGGAGCGGAGACTGTTGGCGGAACAGTATCTGTCGCTGGTGGATACAGAGTACACACATTTGCTTATACTGGCGGAGCTCAAACATTTACTCCAGACACAACTGGTACAGTAGAGTACCTGATACTTGCAGGAGGTGGCGCAGGAGCTGCACAGTACGTTCAGTATTACGAAGCAGCAGGCGCTGGCGGAGCTGGAGGATTGCTATATTCAACAACAACCGTGAACCCTCAAAATTATTCAATAGTTGTTGGCGCTGGTGGAACTTCTACTGATTCAACTGGACCAGATTCTCAAACATCTACAAAGGGAAGCAACTCCACAGCTTTTGGACTCACAGCACTTGGCGGAGGAGTTGGACTTCAGGGCTATGAATCAACTTCTACTGGTCGCTCTACTGGTGGAAGCGGTGGATCTTATATGTCTACAACCCCAGGAAATGGACTGGGTACGCCTGGACAAGGAAATAATGCTGGTACTAGATCTGGTTCTGGCATGAATAGTTTTTCTGGTGGTGGCGGCGGCGCAGGTTCTGCTGGGTCTGATGCAACAAGTGGTAGAGGTGGAAACGGAGGAAACGGCCTTTCAAATTCCATTTCAGGTTCATCTGTAGTGTATGGTGGAGGCGGTGGAGGAAGTAGAGATTCAACTGGCGCTGGATCTTATGGTTCGGGGGGCTCAGGAGGCGGAGGAAATGGTGGCCAAGGCAACGGAACCAACGGCCTTGGCGGAGGCGGAGGAGCAGGAATTCAAGATGGAAATGGCGGATCTTCTGCAAACAAACGGGGCGGTCAAGGCGGCCACGGTATTATAATTATTAGGTATCCTATTTAAGAATAGGTTTTCTTAACCCAATGATGCTTTTTGTATCCACCCCAAAAATGTTGGCGTAGCCTGTGTACCTGACGAATTTGCTCGTCTTCATTATATGAATTCTTAATTGAATTCCAATCTTCACGTTTAATGGGAATAATTTGATACATTGGTGTGCCTATGGGAATAATCCCAGTAAATGTTTTTTTTAGAAAAAATGGCATTTGTGATTTTTCAAAAGATTGTACAAAAGTATCTGCATCTATAATTCCAGTTAATGTATAAAATGGTAGATCTGACCTATTAAAAGGATGTGTTATTATTGCGCTATAACCTTGTGGAAGCTCTGGAACCCAAGATGGATGCCATGTTAGTTCAAAAGGATAATAATCTTCTGGGATTGGCATAGAATACCTCTCTTGAGTTCTGGTACTTAATATATCAGGTTTAACTGGAGTATAGTATAAAAACTCTGCTTTTCCAGGTTCTACTTCATTCATAGATATATTAATATCTTGCCATGTCTCTTGTATATATCCAGAAGTTAAAGAATCAGCAAATGGCATGCACATTTTTTGAGTACGATTAGTTACCCCAGTATCTTTGCTGAACTCTACGGGTGTTGTTTGAAATGCTGGCATAGATTTATACCATTGTGGAATATATTCCCTTGAAGGCTTAGGGCAAGGAACAGTCAATTCTGCCAGCTTACTTGTAGGATTAAATGCAATTGTTTTCATAAATATAGTATACTATATACATAGGTTTTTGAATAGTAGTCTATCTTTATTATAAAAGATTTGCTATACTGATACAAACAGATAGGATAATATATGTCAGAAAATATAGATTCAGTTGAATCCACAGAAGTAGCCGCCCCAGAGGCAATAGAAGTAGAAACCGTATTCTTTGTTATTAAGGATAAAGACGGGTTCTTCAAAGTAGTAACAGATATCTCAAAGAAGTTAAAGCTTGATCGTCAAGCTAACATTAATGATATTCGTCTTGGATGCCAGGAAATTTCACGCATTATGGACATTAGACAAACGGCAGAGACAGTAGTTTCACTACTAAACGCTCAAAAACCAGCAGAAGAATAAAATATGACTTATACCCATTTGTTGGTATAATAACAATATGAGTTATCAACTAAAGGTAATCAAGGATTATCCGATTGGCTTTTGGCCATTGGACGAGTCTTCTGGTACCACCGCTTCAGATATTTCAGGATGCGGAAATAATGCTACCTATGTAGGATCACCTGCAGCAAACATGCTGCCTATTATTCCAGGCGGCGGTTCAGGAACCAAGATAACTAATACCGCTTATATAACAGTTCCAACATCAAAAGACTTTTATGGCTCAACTGTTTCAAACGGACTAGGCAACAAATACTCTTCAGACAATGACTTTACGTTAGAGTTATGGATTAGCCCATCTATAGAGTCATCAAACGAAACAACACTATTCGCAGATGAAACAGAAAATATTGGTTTGTTCTGGGAAAGTGGAGATATAGTATTTAAAGTTTCTTCCACAGAAGAAATTCGCTGGGCAGTAACATATAGCAAGAAGGCAATGCATATTGTTGGAGTATATTCTGTAGACTCTATTAAGCTATTTATAGACGGCAGACAGGTAGCAGTTAAATCAGTAGACTCAGGATTTAAATTTACCAACACATCTCTTGACCTACAAATTGGACCAACATCTGATGCAGGTGATTCATTTATAGTAGATGCTCCAGCCGTATATCGATATGGATTAAAGAATGCATCTGTGGCTAGACATTATAACGATGCCAATTTTTATATCCAGCCAATACATGTAGTTCATCCAGAAGATGGACAGCTATTTTCATGTTCAGAGGTTAATAAAAAAGTAGACCTTGAATATGCATATGGACTTTCTAAGTCATGGGAAGAATTAATTGAGTCAAGCGAAGATGTGTACTATGATCAACAGGGTCAATACATTTCATTCTTTAGAACTACTGGGGTCACCCCGCTCACATTTACAATAAATGATTTCTTGTTTATTCCTACGGAATCAGGTCTCACAAATTCTAAAATTGAGTGGCGGAATGATTTAGGAGTAACAGTAGAAACTAGCGTAGATGGAACAACATACTTGCCATGCACAAATGGGCAGGCAATACCACAATATAAAAAAGGGTCATTTGATTCAAGCGGTATCCTATATATTAGAATTACAATGAGCACATCAGATGCTAGCAAATTCCTTCCTAGGTTATCTTTATTTAATGTTAGATTCTACAGAGAGTCAGTTGTATATTCAGATAATTCTTCAAATACAATTACCTCAAATAATCAGCTTAGCGTCGGTGCAGTAAATTACTCACCACTTGTCAGACATTATAATAATGGAATTAGAACAGAGTCTGGATATGGATTTGATATCAATACTGAATTAGATATAAATACTGTAGAGATGTTTTTTACTCCTAAAACAACTGGAGCAAATACTTTATTTTACGATCCAACTACCAGCACCAAGTATGCCTGGAATGGGTCTGGAACGGTCTCTAAGGCCTCTATAAGCAAAGTTTACGTCAATGGGGTAGATAAGACCTCACAGACCAATATCAGCAATTTCCTGGTGGCTGAGGAGCCTCATCATATTGTTTTGGTATTCTCTGCGCCAGTAACAGGAGCACTTCAATTTAATTATGAAACTTCAGGCGGGCCAGATAATATTTATAATAATATAGCAATATACAATAGATCCTTAACTGAGGCAGAGGTAGACACCCACTTTGATTTATATTGTGGAAGACCTTCTATTTCAACATCAGATCCTGCCATCCAAATGACAGAATCAACTCCAGTGTATTATGATAATGACTGGATTGTCCTTCAAAGCACATAAACCTGTCATCTTATGTGACAAAAAGCTGGACTTAAACTGTAAAGAGTGGTAAAATAAAACTCTATGGATATCAATAAGATTAATACAAAGGTGCTCGAAGAGGAATCTACTCTTGGGATATATGTCTGGGAAATGCCAGATGGCCGATGGATTGGCGATGATGAGGGCAACTATCTATCTATTACTTCTAAAAAGAATAATAAGTCTAGAATTGAAGCCCTAGCAAAAGAGGTTAGAAATTTTGGTATCTATGAAGGACAGCCTAAGTTTCTTAGCGCCCGTCGAAAGATCACAGACGAAGAGTTTGAGGAACAGCAGTCAAGACTTAAGTGGGGTCTAGTTCCAGATCCAATGGATATTGGTAACTATAAGGATGAATTAAAGAACATAAGGGCAAAGGGACAATAATGATTAGATACGAAGAAGACAACGATTCACAAGATATAGCAATCTCAAACGTGGCGGACTGGATGAAGTTTAATACTCCAGTAGAGTCAAAGACAACTGATCCATTTAAGATTAGTGGAGAAGACCTGACAAAGGTATCTGGTCTTGGTGCATCATTCCGTCGTAAAATGAATCGTGATCTTCAAAAGAGATTTCAGGGAATCGAAGGAACAGAAACACAGCAGAACTTACTTGCACAAGCAATTACTGGCTATGCAATGTTCGACCTTATTGAACCGCCATACAACCTAGATTATCTTTCAACTATTTATGAAATTTCTCCATACAACTATTCAGCTATTAATGCTAAGGTTTCTAATATCGTAGGACTAGGACACGATTTTATTGAGACTCGCAAAACACAAGAAGCCTTTGATAATATTACAGACGATAAGTCACTAGAACGTGCACGTAGAAAGCTAAATAGACTTCGTCAAGATTTATATGAGTGGCTAGAACAGTGCAACGAAGAAGAAACATTTACAGAAACACTTATTAAGGCTTACACAGATGTTGAGGCTACAGGAAATGGTTATATTGAAATAGGTAGAACCTCTGCTGGTAAAATCGGATACATCGGACATATCCCAGCAAAGACTATGCGTGTGCGTCGTTTGCGTGATGGCTTTATTCAACTGCTCTACGGCAAGGCCGTATATTTCCGCAACTTCGGAGATCAAGAGACACCAAATCCGATTGATGGCGGACTAGAGAGACCAAATGAGATTATTCATTTAAAGAAGTATACTCCAACAAATAACTATTATGGTATTCCAGATATCGTAGCATCTTCAAATGCTATGGCTGGAAACGAGTTTGCTGGAAAGTACAACCTTGATTACTTTGAGAACAAAGCAGTCCCAAGATATATTATTACTGTAAAGGGCGCTAAGCTATCAACAGAGTCAGAGCGTAAATTGCTTGAATTTTTCCAGGTCGGACTCAGAGGAAAGAATCACAGATCTTTGTATATTCCTCTACCACCAGATTCACCAGACTCAAAGGTTGAATTTAAGATGGAGCCAATTGAGGCAGGAACTCAAGAGTCTTCATTTAACGTGTATCGTAAATCTAATAGAGATGAAATTCTATTATCTCACCGTGTCCCAATTAATAAAATTGGAACTCCAGAAGGAGTTAATTTGGCGGTGGCTAGAGATGCCGATAAGACATTTAGAGAGCAAGTATGTCGTCCAGCCCAAATGAATCTGGAAAAGAAATTAAATAAGATTATTGAAGAAATGACAGATGCCCTTCTTCTTAAATTTAATGAGCTTACTTTGACCGATGAAGATACTCAGTCAAAGATCGATGAGCGATATTTGAGGATGCAGGTAATTACTCCAAATGAGGTTAGAATTAGAATGGGCATGGTCCCACTTGATGGCGGAGATAAAGTCGTTCAATTAAAACCACAGGAGCAGGCAGAGGTTAGAGCGCAGGCAGGAAAGACCAGAACTAGAGATTCTGAAAGGTCTGCAAATTCTCCAGATAATTCTGGGGAGGGCAGAAATGCTCAAGGAGATGGAAGACAAGTCGACTGACCCTACTCAACCATTATTTGCCTTATATACAATAACGTTATAAAATTAAGCATATGAACATTGAGAAATCACTTTGGTCTTCGCATGGCGATAATATTACATTATCCGTGCCATTCACTAAAGTCAACCGTGAAAAAAGAACAGTCTCAGGATTTGCAACTTTAGACAATCTTGATCAGACTGGTGATGTTGTTACTGCTGAAGCAAGTCTAAAAGCATTCGAAAGTTTCCGTGGAAACATTCGTGAGATGCACGGATCAAATGCAGTTGGCAAAATGGTTTCATTTAAGCCAGAAACATTTTATGATCCAACAACAAAAGAATTTTACAATGGAGTTTATGTAGACGCATACATCTCAAAGGGCGCACAGGATACTTGGGAAAAGATTCTTGATGGCACTCTAGCAGGATTCTCAATCGGCGGAAAGATTAAGGAATCAGAAAACGAAGTTAACAAGTCAACTGGTAAGCCAGTTAGATTTATTAAAGAATACTCATTGATGGAGTTGTCAGTAGTTGACTCACCAGCAAATGAGCTATGCAACATCTTGTCTGTTCAGAAGATGAACGGTCAGCTAGTATTTAAAGGAATGGCAACAGAAGTTGTAGCAGAAAATATTTTTTATTGTGCAGATAGCGATTCGGTATTTGTATCAACAGAGTCATCAT